GGCTGAGATACTCAATCATCTCTTGTATGCCTTCCTGATCGCCTGAGTGCTCGCCTGTCTCTTCTACATTCTCGACACGCATGTTGTCAATGAACCATGCGATGTGATCCCATGTTTTTTCATCTGGTGCGTCGTTTTGTCGTCCCTTGATTTGATAGATTGTGTTCTCATAATCACTCCAAGTCATTGTAACATACGAAGATGACTCGCGGCGTCCGCTCAGCTTCTTACGGAGAGATACAAGCACACCGCGACTGTCAGAACCACAGTGTCCCATTCGCGATCCTTCAACATCGCAAGAAGATACGTTTAGGTTGTACCAGTAAGAACCGTCATCAAATGTGTGAATAATGAACTCTGGTTCTTCTTTGTTCGCAAGATATTCAAGTGCCTTGTTTTGAGCGTCTTGAATACTGTACTCATCTTTGATAAGTTCATAGTTGGTCGGGTCGTCATTGAGAAAGCTAACAAGCTCAGAGTATTGGTTCATCCAGTAGTGGAAGTTCTTACTGGCGAGACTGCGTAGATACTCTTTGAAGCTCTCCACCTTCTCGCTTGGAAGCCCAGCCTTGCTCAATCCCTTGACTGCCTTCATAAATGCCTTGCGCCATGTGCCCTGGGGCTTGTCCAGTGCGTTGCGGATGTTCGTAATGACAAACGCAATCTTCTGGTTTTGTTCTATTTTTTCCTCGTCGTATGGTTGGCGAGGCTTAACTCGGATCGCACTTGGATCATAAGGCTCCACCGTTCTCGCTACGGGATTTAATCTTTCGCGTCCTTCGGGCTTGTCAGAGATAACATCGTCTCTGAACATATTGTCCATAAGAAATGTAACCACTTCGTATTGAAGGGCAGATATAGTCATTGCGCCAGACATTCCACCGCGAGACTTCTTCCAATTGTTCGCGATGTACATACGCGCCTTCTCAGATGTGTCCGGCATTGAGTCTTCTAAGTAGTCGATGACAAATTCTGGTAATCCGATGTCGCGTAAGCCTTCGGTTAAAACTTCTTCGCGTAAATACTTAAACCAGCTTCCTGTTGAGATGTCCATGTAAAGTCTCCGTCACTATAAATAGTTGTTTTTGATGTTAACTACGCAAATGGTTCAGACTTTAATAGTTTAGCTGTATCTTCCCACGTCTCAACCTCGTAAGCCAGCCCATTTGGGTGTGAACGCAACTTCTCAGCCAGCGTGTGGTCGTTGCCGGGTGCGGGGATTCTGTCGCCTACAAAGTGAATCTTGTTGTGTTCTAGGGCATCGCTAAAATACTTGTCAATAATTTGTGACTTGTCATTACCTTTATTAAATATGTCCATGCTGACAGCGCCGCCGATTACAAAGTCGAGGGTATCAAACTTTTTCCTAAGTTTCTCCACAATTTGTTTACGCTCTTGTTTCTCGGCATCCCACTCTTCATATTGCTTGCGCTGGTCTTGGTTTGCATTGCGACCAACAATTGAATAGTTGATCATGCCAACGCGCTCTTCGTAGTGGTTACCAGTCTTAACAGGATAATCGGACTTGGCAACGATAGATTCAAGACGGCGAACGAGATTCTTAGGGTAAGTAAACTTGTTCTCGTACATTATCTCCCATTCGCTATAATCAGGCTCATTCACAATATCACGCTTTTGTAAAAAGATATTGCCCATACACGCAAAGACACCAGATGTTTTATTAAGAACATCGATGCCAACCTGATTTAGTATTCTTTCAAACGTGCCACCTGAAACGATATAGACTTCTTTGTCATCCATCCACTTCAAGAATTGTTTTTGAAACTTCGGATCTATTTTTTGTTTTGCGACTGTTAATGTTCCGTCAACGTCAAACAAATATATATCGCTCATCTTTTATAATCATCCGCCAGTCTTACAACATCATTTAGATGTGGTGTGGATACTTCCATCAATCTAACTAGTTTGTCGCCCGCTCCAAACCTGTGTACTTGGTTTGGTTTAACATGATAAACTGAGCCGGCTCTAAACTTTTGTGGTGGACTTGTCTCATCGGTCCAGTTCAGAAGAGTACCTTCTAACACATAAACTGTCTCTTCTTTTATTTCATGATACTGTAAAGAAAGACGCTGATGTGGCTCTATGTGTAGCATCTTGGCTACATAGTCGTCGGTTTCGGCCCATATGTGTTCAAAGCCCCATGGTTTCTCTACAAATTTCATATTACCTCCAGAATAGTTGTACGCCAATAATTAAAAATGACAAGAATATACAGATCATAGTCTTGGGTGTAAACATGCTCTCACCCAAAAGCCACCAAGTCAAGACAGGGAACGTGAAATACGACGACCCAAATCCAAGCATGCGTGCTGTCCATGCTGCGCCGGTGGTATCTACAGCTAGACGTGTGCCATACCAGAAGAGAATGCTCGCTGGTATACCATAAATAACAGCAGCATGGACCGGCTTGCCTTCCCACCAAGCCCAAATATAGTGTGAGTAACACTGAAACCATACGAATGTCTGTGCAATTGAAAACATAGCAAACGTTTTTAAAAGTTCAGAAATTGGCAATTATAACCTCCTTGGCGTCTTCTGCATTTTGTACGACTCTCCCATGTTGATCAATAAAAATTTTGGTTGGGAAATCTCTATAAATTTTTAGTACTCTTGGGTGGTAAATATAATCCAATATTACTTTCTTGTCAAGCTCTTTAACTTTAGCACAGAGCAATTTATGATTAACCATTGTGTCGTCAAATCCTCTACTTTTACCATCATCAAAAAAATTGTAACTGAATTTACCAACAGGAAAATAAATGTAATCAGCATCAGTTTGGGTATTAATGCTGTCAATAAAATCCTCTTTCTCATCCCATGCCACATCAAAGTTTATTCTTTCAAATCTTTTAATATATGTTAATGCTATTGGATTAAAATTTTTAGCATCAAAGACGCCTGTTTGAATTTTTCCTTCTGATGAGCAACGATTTAAAATAAAAAACATCGCTGCCCGAACCAAGTGATCTTTAAATCTTCTGAAGCCCGTCTGATACGTAATAAACAAATTCGGGTCTTTGATGGGCCAAAAATGTTCAACTGCTTTTAGAATAATATCTGGACTATCAAACATGCCACGCCAGAAATCATAAATCATAAAACTTGTGGTATGCGATACAACATGCCTGTTATCTTTGGCTAGATTCATCTCTAGCTCTCCTGAATACAAAAGGTAACTGTCTACTTTTGCACCCGGTGGAATCAATTGTTTTAAAACTTGCAAAGACTTGGGTGTAAATGTCAAATCTTTAATTGGTGATCTCATTACTAACCTATTTTAGCTTTCCAGTTGCTTACGGCTTGACCAATATTTTCTAAATCACTGAAGTCAATTTCATTGAGGGACGTTAAGGCAGCCATAGCTGCCTCCTTTGAAATTGATTCAGCTGCCCCAGAATCAGTAAAGCCTAGAAGCTCAGTCTGGGCTTCTCTTAGCGAATTCACTATTTCACCATTCTCTTGAATTTGTGCGTTGAACTCTTCCTCATCGTTCACGACTGTACTGGTTGTGACATCAACGTCAGGAAGAAAGCTGTCCATTTCTTTTTTAGAGTTTATCTCTGGTAAAGTCTTAAGGTGTTGAAGTTTACTCTTCAGATCGTTTATATCTACATTTGATAGATCAACGTTGCTCAAATCTGGCACTACGTGTTCATTCGGAATTTCAATCTCACCTTCACTGTTGGTCATCCTCCGCTGCGCTTCATACTGATATTCTAAGTATTGGTCAATAATAGAACTAACATCACCTAACATAGTGTCAACGCCGGCCAACTCCTGCCTTAAAGCATTAACCTCTTTCATGGTTTTTGTTGTTAACATATCATCTTCTTCGGGTGGGGAAGCAGTAATTCCCATAAGTCTTTCAATTGAGTTGCCCAAAAGTCGAGCGGTCTCAGCCGGCAGTTGATCTTCATCTATAGTGTATTGTAACATAATTGGTTTTTTCATTTTATCCTCTTAAAATTTGTTTGTTGGTGTGTAGTGTTTTTTCAATTATTTCAGGCGCACCGATTACTACAATCTCAGTGCCTGTATTTCCTTTATCAATAGTAATCTTGGAAAAGCGATGATTGACATCCAAATCTTCATTGATCAATCCTTCTTCATTCAATTGTCTAAGTCTGTGTTCTTCACGTACCATCACTACATGTTCAGGGTTAACAAAAACCTCTCTTAGTGCATACTTCGCATTAGTGGTAACAGCACCAGTGCCACAGACTTCAGTCAGTTTTACTAACACGCTTCCCCCATGGGGTACACATCTCTTCTCTTAACATTCCAATGACCATCAGCATAGACACGATATATGTATTGACCGCGAGTGCTCAAGTAAACACCAGCGATGGGCTTCTCAGCGAATCTCATTCTCATTCCCTTGTCTGTATCAGTCCACAGTTCTGTTCCCTGTGGAATGTGAACTAAATCACCTTGTTGCATCATTTGTCCTCCGTTTGGATAATTGCAAAACCAGTTGTTATGAGCGTGCCGGCACAGCTAGCAGCATTCTGCAAAGCAGTTGTTGTAACTTTTACTGGATCTATAATACCACTGTCAACCATGTTTGTCAATTTATTATTCCTAAAATCCCAGCCCATTCCGTCCTCAGAATCAATAACTAAGTTGGTAAGCACATCTGGAGAATCTCCAGCATTAAGAGCCATTTGCTTAAATGGAGCCTTGCACGCTTCCATAATTATTAGCTTTCCAATATTTTGATCCTCATGCGAAACCATAATTTCAACATCTTTGCTAGCTCGTAACAAAGCAGTTCCACCGCCGCCCACGATTCCCTTGTCTTGTGCTGAGCGCACTGCCTCCAATGCATCTTCAATTCTGTGCTTTCTTTCAATCATCTCAACTTCGGTTGTGCCACCGACAGATATGATTGCTACGCCAGATGAAAGCCTGACGATTCTTGACTGTAACATCTCTGCTTCGCCCATAGATTCAGTATCTTTAACTTGCTTCTTAAGCGCCTGAATCCTTTCATCGATGGCTGTGAAGTTTGACTTACCGCCTACAATGGTAGTAGAATACTTGGAGCTTTCAATAGCGCGCGCCATCCCCAAATCCGACAACTTAACATCCGCTAGCTTAGTACCACTTTCGCGTGTAATGAATGTGGCCCCCACAGATATTGCCAAGTCATCCAGTAAGTAGCGGCGCTCTTCGCCGTAGTATGGTGCCTTAATAGCGGCAATCTTAAGAGTGCCACGCATGGCATTCATAATCATCGCCGCCAAAGCTTGACCCTCAATATCTTCAGCCACAATAATTAGTGGACGACCTTCTCTCGCTACCATCTCTAAGAGTGGAAGGATGGGTTCAACCTGAGAAATCTTATAATCAGTAACGAAGATAAGTGGCTCTTCATAGTTCATAGTCGCTCGGCGTTCATCTGTAATAAAAGCTGATGCGCAGTAGCCTGACTCAATTCTAAAACCCTCTGTGACATCGATGGATGTGTCTAGCGACCTTGACTCTTCAATTGTTATAGAGCCATCTTCGCCCACCCTATCAATAGCAAGAGTAACAAGATTTCCGATAGTACTATCGTTGTTGGCTGAAATAGTAGCGACGTGAGCGATATCTTCCGCACTAGTAACAGGGGTCGCCATTTCTTCAAGTTTGTTTGTAATTTCTTTAACAGTTGCATCTATTCCTCTCTTTAATTCAATAGGTGAAACACCAGTAGCAATGTATTTTTGTGACTCATTTAAGATTGCACGAGCTAGCACAGTTGCGGTAGTTGTTCCATCACCAGCAGTATTGTTAGTCTCAATAGCAGCCTGTTTAATAATTTGAGATCCAGCGTTTTCAAAAGGATCTTCTAGTGAAACAAAATGTGCAACAGTCACCCCATCTTTAGTGATGAAGGGCGGTCTTCCATTTTCCTGTAGAATCACATTACGGCCTCGTGGCCCCAGCGTCGATGCAACATTATCAGCTAATGTATTGACGCCTCTCAGAATTTTTTGTTGCAATGAAGATTTGTTATCAAATGCTCTGCTCATTAGTACCTCAAGTTATACAATATTATAGTTTATTATTACAAATTTGTCAAGTCTTTTATATAATAATATCAGCAATTCCATGCTGGACTGCCTCATCGGCAGAAAGATAAATATTGACCTTTTCATTCAGCATCTTGGTCAATTTCTTTTTTGAAAGTTTGGTGTTTTCGACCAAGGCAGCAACATAATCATCTTGTAACTGTTGGATCGCTTCAATCTCGTTTGTCAAGTTTGGCAGAGCACCATAGCTGCCACCAACAACATTGTGAATCATGACCCGACAGTTTCTACCGATCTTTCGCTTTCCTTGAGTGCCCGCTGCAAGGATTAGGACTCCCGCCGACATAACTTTACCGAGACCAATAGTGTGGATCTCTGTGGTTTCTTTAATAGTATTCATCAGATCATACAGGGCGAACATGTCGTCTGCGTTGCCACCGTATGTTGAGACATAAAATTCAATTGGCTTCTTCTCTTGGTCTTTTTTGAGATTTTTGTTTGTCTCATTCAAATAAATCATAGATTGACAAATCTCAGCGATTTTCTCCTGCTCAACGTCAGAAAATAGACCTAAAATTCTAAGCTCTGGGTCGCCGCCTCCGCCGAGAGCATCAGGATCTAAAAGAATAACCCTGTCTTTTGAAGCCGGCGGATCCGCTAGCGCCTCTTGTAGTTTTTTAATAATTTTGTCTAACATTGGTTATTTCCTTTATGATAAAAATGTTTGTGCGATGTTTTTGTTATCGCTTAAATATTTCATTGCCGAATCCCAGTCATCAAACTCAATTGTAGGTTTAAAATAATCAGGATGCAGCGCATGAATTATTGCGATACTACGCATCTTAAATAGTTCTAAGTCTTGTTCATGTTCCCGTACAATTTTTTTATAAACTTCATCTTGCTCGGTCACACCACATTTTAATAACGCAAGTAATTTTTGAGATTCAGCGTAGCTATACTCTTCTATGCACTTTACCAGTATGCCAAGAGATACCACGTGCATGACCTTAAGTAAGCGGACAGATATTCTAGATGACTTGACAAAATAAAACGTGCGACAAGTCACATATCCAAATAAAAATGTTAGTAAGTGTAGAGCGTAATATTCTAAACCCATATAAATTCCAAAAAAATAACCATCGTTAGATGGTTATTATATCAAACAGAAAGATGTTTGTCAAACATTATTTGTTCGCTAGGCGATTAAAGATACGTTCGGCAAGTGCATCGACCATTTCTTGTTTCTTGCTTTCCTGCTGAAGTCGTGTAGAAACTCTTTTCGCGACTTCATTAACGACAGCATCTTGATCCAGCTCGCCTTCCATGTAACGCATACCGGGCTCTTCTTCGCCCATGTCGTCCATCTCATCTTCGTCATCGAGTGCGGCTTCATCACCTAAGTCATCACCCCCTTCTAGGGAATCCACATCATCACCCATGTCCATATCCATCTCAGCATCTGCGGCAGCATCGCCATCATCCATCTCAACATCAACACCGATCATGTCAGCAAGCTGCTGAACAAGATCCATAAATTGTTCTTCTTTATCTCCACCCATGTCGCCAGCATCGCCCATGTCCATATCCATGTCCATATCAGCGGCAGGCTCAGGCTCCATGTCTACATCCATATCCATGTCCATTTCCATGTCACCAGCGGGCGCAGGGTCAGCATCAGGAGCAGCATCATCAAGCCCCATCTCTTCCTCTTCTTCCTCTTCTTCATCAAGAAAAGCTTCTTCTTCATCAAGAGTGGGCGACCATTCTTGTAGTCTCGCATCACCAACGGGTGTCAAATTTGCAAGCTTCATGAAGCTGCGAATTTCAGCCTCGGTTAAAAGTGTCTTACGAGCCATTGTAAATTCTCCTTAAAAATAAACTCAATCTTAAATAGTAGTCAATATTGATAAAAGACACAAAATGTTATTCAATCAGCCAAATCAGACTTTCTCATCTTTAAAAGTGCCTTCTTCTCAATTTGTTTAACACGGGCAAAAGAGATGCCCAACCTTGCAGCGGTCTCTCTCAGTGTTAGATTACCATTTTTAAAAACAGTTATTAAGACACAGTTGAGTTCATCTGGGTAATCAATGAAATGACGGCATTCTTTTTTATCACATTGCTTGTCTGTAACCATGCAGAGCTTCGCACAGACTCTTAAGCCATCACCTCTCATAGCTCAGGGTGCTCCTTAGCTATTAGATCAAAAACATCTTCAACCTCTTCCTCGCTGAGACTAAAATCTGCGATTTTTTGTTTGCCAATTTTCATCAACTTATTGCTTTTCTTGATTCTATTCTTACTCAGTTTTTGCTTCTTACTGGCATAATCTGAGATAAACGATATCAGGTGTTCGTCATTGGTATTTACTGCCTCTATTATAGCTTTAAAAAACTCTGACTGAGTTAGAGAATTGTGTCTTAAGCGTATGATTAGCTGGGCGTGTTCGTGGTCAGTCACATTGAATACAATTCTTTTGGTAATCTTGCCATAGTTGTTGGTTGTTTCAATCATTACCATTTCCTCGTATTAATATGTGTTCGACTCTCCCCAAGTCCAGCACTAGTTTGACGAACAAACTTAGCTTTAGACTGTAATTCTTTAAGACTGCATGCTCCGGTGTATGAGAAGCCGCTTCTTACACCCCTTTCAATATCTTCAAGGATTTTCGTAACAGTTCCACGGAAAGGTACCTGAGAAGACACGCCCTCAAATGATGAGTATTTGCCTCTCCAACTCATCTGCGCCTCTTTGCTAGCCATGCCACGATAAGCTTTGTATTTGAACCCATCGGCTCCCTCAAAAACATTACCCGGAGTTTCAGTTGTTCCAGACAAGAGCGAACCGCACATAACAGCATCAGCCCCTGCTGCTAGAGCCTTGACAATATCGCCTGAATTTCTAATACCACCGTCAGCGATAATTGCCACATCACGATCAGTTTGCGCGCATTCAAAGATAGTTTGAAGGCCCGGTAAACCATGGCCGGTCTGGATTCTCGTGGAACAAATAGAACCGCCGCCAATATTGCACCTAACAGAGTCAGCGCCCCAGTCAGCTAAATCATTGACACCCTGAAGAGTAGCCACATTGCCAGCCATGATGTGAAAATCAGACGTGAGATTTCTAAGATTCTCTAACGCCTCTTTCATCATGATGTGATGACCATGTGCCACATCGACACACAAAAAGTCAACACCCGCAGACAATAACGCTGTAGCTCTCTCCAAGTAATCGCCGGATATGCCGATGGCCGCGCCAAGTATTGGCGAAGTAGAATTCACGCTATTTTCGTAAGCGCTTACTACCTCAAGCACTTGTTCTTCAATACTATTATAGCGATGAATAATACCAGCACCACCGAGCTTGTATATAGAAGCTGCCATCTGTCCTCCAGTCACCGTGTCCATCGGTGATGAAAATATGGGCAGGTCAAGTTTGATTCCGCGACCTAAATCAGAGCCAATATCAATATCAGACCTAGATCTAATCTCAGAATATTGCGGCTGCAGCAGAACATCATCATAGGTTAATGCGTCGTTATTCAAGTTATTAGTCATCTTTTTTAGTTTCCCTTTTTTTTCGTGATGCCGCTCTTTTTTGCGCGCGTTTCATAGTTGCAGAATTATTTTCATCTATTGTAATTGCACCATCAACAGGCTCCGGTCTAGTGGCCGGCCGATTTTCATTTATTTGAACGGGCGATGCAGGCTCTGGTTTGGGCACAAAGTGTGTGTTCAAAGAACCATACGCTTCTTCACACTCCGACAATGCTTTGGCGTGCCTTATGATCTCAGCCACATAATCAGTGTGCTCTGAAATGCCTGCTGGGGAGTTTATTAATATCTCAATAGCTCCATAATGTTCAAGTGCTTTGCCCTGAAGTTGAAGCAGGGCGGCTTCTAAATTTTTTAATGAGGGCATTTTATCTACTCCTTTCTGTTTCTGTATATTTATATCTCTCAATAAATTCGTGTATATCTTGTTCGTAATACCATGTTTTATCGTCTGGTGTCTCCGGGTTTGGCATTAACTTTATTTTAGTTTCCTCGCCATTAGTGCGGACAAAACAAAGAGAGGGGACACCATCGAGGCCGTATTTAGCTTCAATAATATCGCCGGCGTCTGACTCAGCCATGTTGTAAACATAAAATATTACGTCCTCATGTTTATCAGAGACTCTCATATATACCGGTGCTAATGCATGACACAAGTAGCACGTCTGGGAATAAAACTTAATCATAACTGAATGCTTCTCGTCTACTCCACCGTCCATAATTTGTTCTAAGTCTGCTTTATTAATCCTCTGTGTTCGTGGCATTAAAAATTACCTCCTTTGCTTTTTTGATACACTTTGGGCAAAATAGCCTTACTACTTCCTGTTTGACTACAACCGACCATGATTTTACCATATCTTTATCAAGCTTGTCAAATGTCTCACTACAAGCACTACATTGTTCCGGCAAGTTACCAAACTGGGAAATTTTTTGCGAGAGTTTTTCGTTGACATCTTTAGTAAGATGTTTCTTCATCGCTCGCTTTTGTTTACGATTCATCGGTTCATCGCTCCGAAAATCTGTTGTCTATTGCTGCCGTCAAAAACAACTACAGCGGACGGGAAAGGTGCCGAGTTATCACTACAGCCGAACTTCAGTCTGCCTTTAACAAAATAAATCTCATCGGCCTTCATGACATACTGGTGCCAGTACTTTGTATCTGTTCTGGCTGGTATTAGCATGACAGCTCGGGTGCCCTCGGCACGAGTTTCTTTGTAAGCCTTCTCAATCCACTTATCAATACCACGACCATACGGAGGGTTAATAAAGCTTGTAAAACCCTCCCAGCTTTTTGACAAACCATTTTCAGCTTCTGTGAAGAAGTTGGCACACTTAGTGTTATGTGTGTCCGCACATGGATCAAGATCAAAAGGCCCAAAGCGCCAGTCGAGTTTGTTGAAAAAATCTTGTGGGGTTGCCCATTCTCCCGTCTTTGACGAGAACATTGTTAGTTGTGTACTTTTATTCATTTTTTATCCTTGTTGTTAGTTGGAAAGCCATCCTTGATCAAAAGATTACCCATGTTGACATAATCTTCATTGATATCAAATGCTATCCATTTTAGTTTTCTTTGTTGACATTCAAATCCTTCGCTGCCGGTTCCAGAAAAAGGAATAACAACTCTAGAGTCATCCTTGCTAATGCAAGCATCCAAAAGCTTCTGTGTCAACCTCAAAGGCTTCTGTGTGGGGTGCTTAACTACCTCTTTAGGATCCATAGGCTTGGCCTGTTTGCTAGTATACAGCTTGTGCATCGATGGAGAATAGACATAGCGCTCCGACATACCAGAGCCACCAGCCAATGACGGAAGCTTGATCACATCACGCGGCAGTGCTCCTTTTTCATTAAAGTTGTATGTTGTCTCAACGTTCTTGCCTTTCTTTTTACTGAAGCGGCCAGAGCCTGCGGGTCTCTTTCGCTTTCCATCCGAATAACCCTTAACAAAATTTTCAGTATATGGTTCTCTGACTTCATCCCTGTTAAAGATTCTCTCGCTCTTATCTTTCCAAACGCAGAGTATGGATTCGTGACTGCGTTGCCAAAAGTTTAACGAAGGTACAGTCTTATTAGTATAATGCCAGACAAGCCAACGGTAAGGTAAGGTCAACTCAACAGAAAGAAATGCCAGAATCTCGCTGCGCCCATAGATATACATCGTTCCTGACGGAGCCAACACTCTCTCACATTCAGTGAGCCATTCTTTACACCATGACACATAGTCCTGTATCTCTCTGTTAGACTTATTGTTGCCAAAGTCTTTACCGATATTATACGGCGGATCAACGATCAGACAATCAACAGAGTCAGATTCAATTTGTGTGAGACCATCAATGCAATCAAGCAGATTTACCTGATTCCATTTCATACTTCAATCACCACCGGGTCACCTAACATATCCAAAGAGCATGTAGTCCAAAGTTGGTCAGACATACTTCTTGTAATACTCGCATTAATATTCTCACTGTGTCCTGCCCAGCCAGCCGAAGTTGTATTCCACTTCAATGAAGAATAGTTAAACTTTTTTGCGTCAACTATGAAGAGATAGTATTTCTTGATTCCATCTTTCCATTCCTTTTTGTTTCTTGAAAGAAAAACATAGTTGTCGTACTTATCCTCATCAAAAAAATGCAACTTAGCCTCAAGTGTTGCATGCTTGGTTGACCGGCTGCCGCTCCAAGTAAGCGTATTGCTTTCGGGGTTATATTCGCCACCTTTATTTTGGTAGCGGGCATTTGTGTACCCCTCTACGATAACATCTGCGCCAGTAGAGTGCGAGCCGCCAGCCCATGGAACCTGAATTTCCTCTGCCTCTTCAATGCTCTGTGCCCACAAGTCTTCGTGAAGTTCACCTTTAAGTGGAAATCTGAAGAGTTCGTGGTATTTGTAGACTTTTGAAGTAAAGCGTTCAATAACTTTATCAAGATTAAGGGTTTTCATCTGTTCCCTCTGAGATAATTCCAAAATTCTCTACTACTTCATCAATGCTTACCTTGCCTTTAAAAAGACGGTAAGCCTTCACTGCTGCTCGGATTTCATCCGTATCTAGCCAACCATTGTTTCTGAACTCAGCACGCAGTTCACGCTTTTGTTCTTGGTATGGTTCAATGCAATCTTCGATTGCCTTTAAGGAGCGAATATACTCCTTAACATATTGTTGTTTTTGTTCACTTGTAGCCACAAGGCCCTCCTTTGTTACAATAATAATATAGCAGGATTGAAGAGTGCTGTCAAGTCTTTATTCTACGTGAACTTTAAAAACTTGATAAATAAAATTACGCATTAAACGCTCTCTATCTTCTTCGGTCTCACACTCAGCGTATTTGTAGTTATACGTTCCCATCTCTTGACTAATCTGCGAATCAATTTCATGTATTTTCGACTTCATCCATCTGGTCTGCTGCTTATAATTTTTAGGAGTCCGCACACCAAACCGTTCTGACAAGTCTAAGAGAAAATAATATCTTTCTTCTTTCAAAGCCTTCTGGGCTTCTTTAAAAAGTTCAAGCCTCTCTTTCTTCTCATCGTCTGACAAATTCTGCAAACGATCTGGGTGAAGATATAGGGCTATCTGCTTGAAAAGTTTGGCGAAGGCATCCGACAGTTCTCTGCCATCTTTGACTAGGACCTCATCATCGGTTACCGGGTCGGGAGTGTCGTGGTGAACTACAAGCGCACCAGTTTCATCAATCTCAGTATCTGGTAAGCTTAGGCGCTCTTCCTGTTGTTCCTCAATTTTAAGAGATTGGGCGGCTAAAAGATTCTTGTTTAAGTCAACCAAATCTACTTCTTTTTTTCTGCAATATTCTTCAAGGTACATTTGAAACTCTTGAGCATGTGACTCGTTAATATCCTCAATAAACTCAAGCTCGCTATGCTTAAACCTGAGTTCATTCAATGTTCTTTTCCACTTTAGCAGATTGGAAGCTCGCACGACATTTACCCCGTGCTATAATTAGCTTAACCAAGTAGTTTAAATGTCTTTCCTACAGCATAAGTTGAGAAACCCCACTGCTCGTCATACTTTAGCTTAGCCATATAAGGTCTGTTTGTGAAAATCTTATCTTTTTCAGGCTTGATGCCCCAACACCTAATCTTCTCAGTCTCGTTGTTGGAGTCAATCACCTCAACAATCCAATAGTTCTTGCCGTTCTTAGTTTTCTTGGGAACAATCTTGCGTGGGATGAACCAACATACACATAAGTCCTGATCAAATTCAGAGATTGGTGGGATGTATTTTTCACGTAGACGATTGATCGTCTCACTGCTGATGACCAAGTTCATAGGGAAAACTCCTGTTAACTCTGTCTTGAAGTGGATAATCTCCTCCTCTGTGAAATCACCCTCTTTGCCATAAGCTTCAATGTTTTCAACAAACTTCTTCTTGTTCTTCGGTCTATCAACAACTGCTGCGGACCAGAAGTGTTTGCGGCCTGTGAATCTGTCATCAACAAGATTGTCCATCGCCCCTGCGCGACACAGAGCATCCAGTGCCTTCTTGTTCAGCTTTGAGTATGTTATCTCCTCACGGAACAACAGGTCTTCTATATTATTAAACGGACGATGATCAAGAATCTGTTCAAGCGCAGAATCCCCAAAGCCCTTGATTGATGTTAGGGGCTGAATAAGTGTAGAGTTATCTTCAGCGATCTCCCACACACGCCCAGACTTATTAACATCAACGGGCGCAATTGAATACCCTAAAGACTTAGCAATATTAATCGCCTTCTCCTTGCGAGTCTCTGGTTCTTTGTCCAGAAATGCGGCGATCCACTCGGATTCATAGTAGTTCAAAAGCCAAGCACACTGATAAGAGATCACACTGTAAGATACAGCATGTGACTTGTTGAAACCATAGCCAGAGAAGTATTCGAACTTATCCCAGAGAGCTTGTGCTTCATCGCGGTTGATGTTGTTTGCCACACAACCAGTGATGAACTTATCATGCAGCCTGCCCTTAACACTGTTCTTGCCGGTGCCCTTCTTAGTCAGCACCTTGCGAAGCATGTTGCCCTCATCCAACGTGAGCCCACCTAACTTGTGAGCCAACAAAGCGATTTGTTCTTGGAAGATAAGGAACCCAAAAGTCTCTTCAGTAATTTCGCGCGCATCCTCGGACAAGTAGCTGATACGATGTGGATGGTTCTTGGCATCCACATAGTCAGTGTCCACGCCGGCTGACAGGGGTCCGGGTCTGAAGATAGAAGTGATTGCTGAAACATCAATAATGTTACGTGGCTTTACTCTTGTGCAGAATCCCTGAGCGCCTGACTCTGTGAACTGGAAGACTCCTGCCCACTTGCCAGCATGGAAGACATTTTCATATACGTTCTGGTCGTTCAAGTCAATAACGTCTGGGTGAAGATGCGTGTCATAGTATTCCTTTACTTGAGCAAATGTTGGATTCTCAACACCGAGATGGCGACGAAGAATATGTTGAATACAAACCTCCATCATTTTGAGCGTAGAGAGCCCGAGTAGATCAAACTTAATAAATCCCATGGGCTCAAGATGACGAACGTTCTGGCCTTCAGCCCACGGAGTTTGACGAACACCGCCCGAGTTGATTAGTGGCATACTCTTGTCTAAGTCTTCAGCAATCACAACACCGCCAGCATGTCGGGAACATGAGCGTACCTGCCCAACTAAGCCCTCAACGTGTGTCTTGACTTGCGGATACTTGTTAAGGTAGGTTGTTAAGGTTGGGGAAAACTCCATAACCTCCTCCCATGTTGGCACGTAAACGCCAGCTTTGATGCCATGCTTACGCTTTGCCTCTGGTGTAGCTTCGCGGATCATAATAGACGTAACCGTGTTCGCCTCTGTGAACGGGATATTGTACAGCTTTGAGATGTCCTTGATCAGAGACTTAAGCTGCAAAGTGTTCCAGTTAGAAATCGGAGCAACCATGTTCTCGCCCCATATCTCCACGAGCCTTTCCTTGAGAATCATAGGATCCGACACATCGTAATCAATATCTGGATAGTCTGTTGCGTCAGAGCGCAAGAAACGAGAGAATAGTAAACCATGTTTGATTGGATCAATCTGTGTGATGCCCAGTGCGTAGGCTACCAGCGAGCCGGCGGCAGAACCACGACCGGGGCCGGCCAGCATCATGTCATCTGTTACATCAACAATTGCTTTCATTGTCAAGAAGTACTTTGAGAAGCCACGGTCATCGATGACATTAAGCTCACGACGCAGGCGGTCAGTGTACTCTTTGTTAGTGTGCAGGCCGCGGTCCTTTAGGCCCTCCAGCGAAAAGTTTACCAATGCTTGAGTAGCTGTAAATCCAGCAGGAACGACGAACTCAGGCAAACGAACCGTGTTGTCTGGCAGAAATGATTCAATACGATCAAATGCAATCCTGTGTGTTTCTTCAATGCTATCTAGCACGGTCTGGTCATCATAATCAAACCCTTGTTCAGCAGAGTATTGTTTGTAACTTTCCCACATCTGATCGCCATTCTTGGGGTACAACTCATAACCAATCTCTTCAACACCGTCAGGCAGCTCAGACTCTTCATCAGCCCATGATGGACGGCCCTTGCCAAGCCAACCAAGTCGCTTGTACAGCTCACGGTCTTTCCAAGCCGTAGGTGATGGGTAGTGGCTGTCAGCCGTTGAGATGAGCTTTACGCCCTGCTCCTTGGCCACCTGCATTACATATTGATTAAGTTCATGTTGCTCTTTGATGTTGTTCCATTGAATCTCGGCATACCAGCGATCACCGAAAATGTCGACCATACGTCTAGTGGACTCACGCATAGCATCGAGCACTGCCTCATCACCTTCTTCTCTGTTCTCCCAATAGTTTCCAGCGTACACCCCGCCAAGACAGGCAGAAGCAGCAATGATGCCCTCATTGTACTTCTCAAGTAACGCATAGTCAATACGTGGATAGCGATAGAAATTCTCCGGCTGATATGATTCGGATACCAACTTAAATAGATTGTTCAGCCCTGTTTGGTTCTGGACAAGCAGGACGAGATGCCGACGCCGACGTAGAATGTCTTGTGTTTTCTTGCTGTTCCCTTCATCCTCAACAGTAGCACCTGACTGGGCGTCTTTCTTGATAGCTTTGGCGCGCTTCTTGTCTGCCATCGCCTGATCATAGGCCTCTCGCCACTCTGCAATAGATGGGGTGAAATAAGCCTCACAACCAAAGATAGGCTTGAACTCCTTACCTTCAGCTTGCATCTTCTTCGCATGCAACACCTGATACGCTAGGCCGTTCATATTACCGTGGTCCGTTAATGCCAGCGCTTCACACCCGTTTTCATATGCAAAGTTCATATGATCCTGCGGAAATCCGATGGCATCAAATATGGAACCGGCTACACTGTGAGCATGTAGGCCCACAAACTTAATCTTTGATTGTTTATTCATTAAAGTCTCCCTCTTGACTATTACATAGTATACTGTGTTTGTGGGGGCTTGTCAAGCTGTCAGATGGCTTTTGTATAAAGTTTTCGCTGGACAGGTATTGCCTGTAACCATCCCAGCTTCCTGCGTCCCAAAACCATTCAAGATCATGGTGGGCACTATCTTTTTCATTAACTTGGGAAAACACCGTTTTTATTTCAAACTTTCTCGCACTCCAGCGTTCTTCAAGTGGTAATTTTTTGGATGGATATTTTTCGTCTTCCTCTGTATTGTAAAAGGTTTTAGTTGTTTCAGCATTGACGTGGCGTCGGCATACTTTAAAATCCTCACCAAACATGGTGAATGGTAAAAATTTATTGTCCTTAACTGTCTCACCCTCATGAGACAAGAAAAAGTTATTTTTATGATGTGAAATTTTGGATCGTTGCGCACGAAGATCGTAGATGTTGAACAGTGAGTGAGGAAAAGAAATATAGTATTTCTCAGGCACAATCCATTTAGATAACCTACTGGCAACATACCACGCTGAATGCATTCCAAAAAGTGCAGACCAGCCATACGAATCACGACGCTCACGATCTTTAGGGTGAACCGGCACATAGTAAATTGGGATTTCCTTACGCTTATCCTTATAGTATCTTTCTTTTCTGTAATAATAAACTGGATCGTATGTCCAGTCTCCGATAGTCTTTCTTATTATGGGCGCTAAATCATCATTACCCACAATCCAAATTGTTTGGCAGCCGGCTATGGCACACTCAAAAACTGACTTCTGTATCATTGTAAAAGCTTGATCAACAGGCAACATACACCACGGGTAGCTCAGGCCAAAAGTGTCATCAAAATTAGCCAGTGGAATAATCCCTGCCATGTGTATGTGTTTGCTCATAGGTATCTCAAATATTTTTGATATGAGAGACTTCCCCTCTTAAGTTCTAAAAGCTGGCGTTGCGTAACATCGCAACTATCAATTCCTCTCTGTCTGGACATCGTTGATGTCTTGAAATTATAATACTTTGGCTTGCCATTCGGCCCATAGCTGCTTAGCAGGCCTTTCATACCCCTGTTTTCCATTTCTTTTACAACCTTAAATCTAGCCATTGTTTGTGAATAGTCAAACTCATTAATAAGTTCTTTGTCAATGTAAGAAACAGCGCAAGCATCCTTGACCTTGGTTTTGCCACAAATCCTGTCGGATGAATAAAACCAAATATCATCGACAAAATCGTCACCAGTCTTTATAAAATCTATATCGTGTTTTCCTCCACTATTGAAGGCAATCCAATCGTAGCATATTATTTTATTACGTTTATTTTCTATGGTAAAATCATGAATCGTATTGTAGCTAACCTCTGCAATCTTAGAGTAGTCGTTGAAACATGTAATTTTCTGGCTGTCTCTTCGGATGTTTGTACAAAGGTTGGCCGTTGGAGCATAACCTTGGATAGACATTAAGAATAGCAGCCTTTCCCACAGCAACTCTTTAGGGAGCCCAATAGTTTTATCACCGTTAAAGGTAGTTAAACTTTTCGAGAACTTTCTCGAGAGTTTTAAGAAAGAAAAATCAAGCTCAGGCTCTAAGTAGTCAAATCTAAACGGCCTCTGTTCCTCTGAAAAAAATAGAGGGTACCTATTGCTAAATGCAAAAATAACTGCATCAAGAGAACTACCAAGAACTATATCGTTGTATTCATACCTCAATGTTGCCTTCTAAAATTTATAAAGTTTGGTATAGTATACAATATCTTACCTAACTTGTCAATTAGTTTTTGCGCAACCCATAAGAGTTAAACCCGCCAAGCCACCAATTAGGATGCATGATATGACCCCTACTATTATAATGACTCCAACCCAAAGCATGCCCAATCTCGTGCTCTAAAAGTCTTTCTTTGTTTACCGTTTTAGGAAGAACAAAAATTTTAGCTTTTAAAATTTCACCAGTTAGGCGACTAGAATAAACTCTAGTTGCTGCCATCTTGTCACCGACCGCTCCATCTGATGGCAGTACAATCGCGATCTCTTGATCTTTTGGGTTCATACAATAAGAGAGCCGGTCAAGATAAACATCACCAAACTCATAACCTAAGCGCTCCCAATATTTCAATGCATTTCTGACCCTTAAAAGTGATGCACCAGTATTCTCACAGACTCTTACATCAGGTGGGCCGGTCCATGTATATTTCTGAACCGGCTGACGTTGCGATTTACCAATCTTATAAAATTGTTCGTATGGGCAATTGTCGACAACAGCATGATTAACTTGAAAACCAAACATGAATAGGAACAAAAATAACATGAATCATTGTTCTTCCTTCACTTCATCAAGCATGCTCTTGATGTCTAATCCAGCGCAATCAATCTTTCTTTTGCTGACATGATAGTGGCTAACAAAGCCTTTAAACTTTCCATAAGCAACATGCTGTTGATAGTAGTTTGAAGTTTTTCCAAACTGGTTCACGGGAGTTTCATAAGGAATGTCAGTGGCCTCATGGATTGCTTTCCACAATGCTTTTAAAGCCTCAAGTTGTTTTGGGTAAAAGCCGGTGAATGGACCCAACTCATTACCATTCACAAACGCCTTTTCAATGATTGGACGCTCGCCAAATCCATTTTTAATATACCAATTTTGATATTTAGGGTAGTAAGCATTCGTTATCTCAACACCAATAGATGGCCTGTTAGTTCTCTCAGAGCCAGCATGCCAAGCTGCGTGCTGCAGGTCAAGGGTCTGATAAATTGTTCCGTCGTTGTCAATCAAAAAGTGCACGGAGATACCGCGCTTGTCTAAAACTCTCTGGCAAGACTTTGAGCTTAAACAAACGTCCCAGTGATTAACGAAATAACGAATTTTTCTCTTGGGCCTACCAGTATAGTCGTAGTAGGTGCCCTTCTTCGCTTTAAGACCGCTAGGCTCAGACCATAACACAACCTTATCCCAATTAATCTGAGTAAAATTGCCGTTAAAGACAATGTAATTTGAATATTGGGCAAACTCAGGCGTATGATCGTCGATGTTCTCCTGTCGCTTAGTCCAAAGTCTTCTAAAGGTGGCAGGGCCGCACAGACCGTCAGCGACTAGTCCGAGCGCACGTTGAAAAATCTTTATGGCTCGCGTTAGTTTGTCGTCAAAAAACTTCTCACCAAACCATGATGGATCCCAACCCAACTTAGAAGCCGAAGCTTCGTTGTAAAAATTCTTGTCCATTCATTATGTGTCCTGTTATATAATGCCTACTATATAATTATCTTGTATAATCGAATATGTCGTATTATCTACAGTAATTTCTTCAATCATGCTGCTATCAACAATAACTTTGCTACCTTCTCTGAGCTTAAATCTAATATCTTCGGCCCAATCTATAACGTGGCTGCAGATATATCTTTCTTCCGTAGGGTTGAAATCCTCTGGTAGTAAGATACCCATCGGGGTCTCCTTATCGTTCTTAGGTGCTCTATTTTTAATAAGAACATGTCGGTTGACTGGTTTAAACACGTGCTATCTCCTTTAGTAAAATTTTCTCGTGGTTTTTATAACTGTTTTCATTCAAAAACACATTAGTTCTAGAGTCACATTTTTCGCAAACTAACGAGACACATACATTATCTCCCGAAGTCGCTTTAATGTTGCCGGTAGGACGCCATTGGCACTGTTCTGTGTCTCTTAGCTTACAATTAATAAGTAGTTCGCGTTTTTCTAGTAAGTGATTAAAATTCTTCAATTTTCCTCCTAAATTGTGCAAGACTCGCCATCGCAGAATTTGGTACCAGAGCCACCCTCAGCATCAAATCTCGTAATTGGAGTAATTTTGGCTGATAATTCGTTGTACTTCTCTTCAGTAATCGGCTCATACGGTGCTTGCTCATAGCCTGTCTCTTCATACTTCAAAAATGACACAGCTTTCAAGCGTGTTTCATACATCTCAAGTGCATCTTTAATTTGATCAGCCTCATCAGGCTTAAATGTAACAGTGACAGATACTGAATTGTCTGCCCAGTAGTGTTGGTATTGTGCAGCGATCTCTAGTTGTTCCCACATACTTATTTCCTTCTTCCCTTTGAGGAAGTATGGTTCTTTGACCGGGAACTCAACGCACACAGTATTAGGAGTATACTTATCATCCTCAATATTATAACCTGCATCTCTCAAAGTGTCAATCATTTTACTGTCTTTGGAGAATCTAATTCTTCTAATATAGTATTCATCTTCTGGGAAGTGGATACCGGGAGTTGAGCCATTTAACAATGATACCGTCCCAGAGGGCTTAATTGAAGTCATACGCACAGACTTAGGAATACAAAGCCAATCGGAATAATCCTCATCCAAACCTTTAACGTGCTCATATGCGTTATCACACCAATTCAAAATCTCTCTACGACCGTGCTTGTTGAATGCTTGCACAACACCTGATTGTGAGAGGCCGATGCGTCGATTCTTAAGCATCTTGGCGTTAGTTTCTGGCCAATGCGTATTAGAAAGTGTCACAGTCTTGCCATACAAGTAAGCGATCTTTAAAGTCTTAAGATAGTCTTCGTACGTCTCGTGTTTGGCAGGAAATGTCTCAACAAGACAGCACAATTCAGCGTCTTCAAGCTGTTGTTCAACGCACGGGTTGAAACCCATCACACTCTTATCATCATCTCTAGGTTCGTCTGCCATACGACCGCGGGTGCGCGCGTTGTCTAGCCAAATATAGCCGGGTTCACCATTTTTTTGTGACTGGGTTGCGTGCCAAGTGTAATCCATCCCTACCAGAGCGTGGAAAGAGTTGTTAGAACCCCATCGATGGTGGTATAACTTCTCTTGATCATTTTTCATCTCAAGATAATGAGTGTCGTCATGAGAGCCCATAGCAAGTGCAGCGGATCTGCGAACGTTCCCAGATACAACACAGCGCCCGATAAGGTTCTCAGTGTCAACAATATCAACAGAGGTAATTTTTTGTCCGATGCGACTGTCATACAACTCTTTAAGATTTTGATGCAGCTCAATAAGTGGATCGGGACCGGAAGATGTGCCTCCAAAGCCCCTTATAGGAGCACCATAGCCACGAATACAAGAGTAATCAAACTTAGGGACTTGATTTCCAAAAAAGTAGCCATCAAGAAGAATTTTAACAGATTCAACCCAGCCCTCTCTACTATCAGCCACAAAGTGAACTTCATTAGTAAACTGCGGTTCTTGAATTGTCACTGTCTCAGCACCAAGAGTGTCAAATCCAACACCAATGCCGACCATCAAAGCGTCCATAATCCAAGCAAAGAGATAACCACCCTTTGTTGACAACTCTTTAGTTGAACGAAATGCACAGTTAAACAATCCAGCAGCCGTGCGCTCTTCAATAAATTTGGTGCCCATCATCCAAAGGCCGCGGCCCGGCGGGGTCCACTTAAGGTTAAACAGTCTATCATACGCATCTTTAGCAGTCTTTTGTGCCTTGCTATCATTCCACTCAAGACCAAGCTGAAAAACATGCTGCTTTTGCACGTTAAACATACCCTCAATAACACGGCGGCAAGTATGAAACCACTCCTCAGTGCCATCAGCAGAGGGATCAAATTCACTCAAACGACGCGAATACGTTCTCTTAAAAGTAACATAACCAAGTGGTCCCCATGGAACTTCTTGGTCTTTGTATTGGTCGATAAAGGTGTCGGACAGCTTAAATTTTCTGATGTTGTCAATTGTTCTCATTATTTTTTATTTCCTTTTAATTTTAAATTTTTCATAACGATTTTGCAGTATATTTCTCTGCTCTTTAGCAGTCACCGGCAATGGGTTCATCGGTAATGTGCTATTTGTTTGGGTTGGTGATATTTTTGGAAGCATCTTAATGCAGACATTAGAAGTATCCATGAATATATCATAAATAATACCGTCAGGACCGTTTCTATTCTTTGCGATGAACATTTTTCCCTGATTTTTTTGCTTATCCTCTATGGTACGCGATATAGTGCAAATAAAATCTGCAACAAAACATTTATTAAATGCTTCAGAAATCTGTTCCATCGTGATCACCTCGGCGTTAAGACCAGATCGGTTGGTCTGGGAAGCCGTCCAGACCGGACACTCAAACTCTTGAGATATTGCCCTTAATTCTTCATAGATAGACTCTAGCTCATTGCGTTTTTCTTTGCGTACTACTACAGGTTTAAGCAAATCAGCATAGTCAACGACTATGAGTCCGGGCTTTATACCTCTTTTAACTAACTTTGAAAGATGTGTCTTGATAGTGTTTGTAGATGCAGATTTTGTAGGATATTCTTTAACGATGAGCTTACCATCAATATCCTTGACAACATCATAAATCTCATCTTTGAAGCTTTTCAAATCTGAAAGTGGATATCCGGTAATACAACTATCATACCTTGACGCAACCACCGTATCCTGCAACTCTAAGGTGTAGTGGATCACAGTCTTTGCTTCTTTAACGGCTTGTGCCCCCAAGTGAACCAGTACCATCGACTTACCAGCGCCAGTCGGAGCAATTACAACACCCAACTCGCTCTTGCCTAGCCCACCGCTTGAAATGGTGTCAATCTCATTCCAACCAGTAGTGACGGGGTTTCTGAATTTGGGAACAAATCTCTGTTCAAAATCTGCGAGATAGTCATAGCCGAAATTGTTATCAGAGCCTAGCTTCAAAGCATCATTAATAACTTTAGAGATCTCATCAAATGAGCATGCCTGTAGCAAGTTAACAGACTCCATCATAGCTTCTTTAAGCTTTTGTTTACGGCAAAATTCAAGAGACACTTCTTTAATGTATTCGCCGTCAGTGATCTCATTCACTTCAATGCGATTGCAGAATTCAAATAGCTGCTTTTCGGCTACCTCGTCTCCTATATCCTCAGTCTTAAAAATAGTCAACAAGGCTTGGCTTGAAGGATGGTTGCCATACTTATGTCGGTATCTCATTAACTTGCTGACAAAGACTCTCAAGTACTCAAGCTCTAGAAAATTAATGTCTAGTACTTCGGTAATTTGATCGGCAAATGCCCTATCTTCTAATATGAGTTGAACGAGTCCTTCTTGAAAGGCTTTGCCGTATCTACTAAAGTCATTTTTTTCTGTCAGCATGTGCCTCTCAATGTGTCAGTAATTATAACATTTCTTGACGTAAAGTCAAGGTTAAATGTTATTAATTAGATTGCTACGTCAACACTCTCGTTAGCAATCTTGTTTAAGTGAACCTTAAGTTCTTCCCAATTTAACTCACCAAATCCATCCTCAATCATCATCTTTAAGATGCCAGTTTTATTAAAAGAAAAATCAAAATTTTCAATTGAGCCCTTGACAACCAATTTTGACTGCACAGACATCTGTGGAGCATATAGTTGCATCATCTTGTAGTTGTGTTCGATAAGCTCCTTATTGTCAATTATATTATTGTATACTTTCAGCTTACTGGTTTCCAGTTGCTTCTCACAATGTTCAATAACATCATCAATCGTGTGTGTCGTCTCTTCAGATAAAAACTCAAGCCTTTTTGCAACAGTGCCAAACCCCACACCCTTAACACCGGGAAGATTATCAGAAGAATCTCCGATGATCGCCCTTGCAAGGGCCATGTTTGTTGGGTGCACCCCAGTCTGTTCAACAATTCTGTTGGTGTTGAGTAACTCATCCTTAGTTGGACGCCACAAAACTGTCTGATCGTCGCAAAGTTGCATAAAGTCCTTGTCGTTAGATACAATAATTTTTTGCCAACCATCATAGTGAGACAAATTGCAAACGTAAGAAATCACATCATCAGCCTCAACCTGCTCAATCATAGTTTGAATAATAGGCATATCGTTCAGATACTCAATCAACCTGCTTTGTTGCCAAATCTTGTTTTGAATCTCTTCATCATCAGTAAGATTGTGGAAGGCACGATTAAGACGAATGGGCTTTCTACCCTGCTTATAGTTCTTGTCCATTGTCTTGCGCTTTCGTGAGCCGTCTGGACCGTCCCAAGCGATGATAATATTGTCTGGTTTGGTAGTACGCACAAGCTTTTGCAGAATCTTTAGAGAGCCCTTCAGGCCACCAATAGGCTGGCCATGCTGAGACAGGCTTGGATCTACGATATAGGCGCGTAGGTACATGTTCAGGGCATCAATAATCAGTACCCTTTTGTTTTCTTTATTCTTCATATTCATAATTAATTAACTCGTAAATGTTGCCCCATGGATCACTCTTGTACACAGATCTGGAGCCGTCTCTGTGTGTTTTAACTTTACCTTCAATGCCTTCAAAGTTTTCAACCTCAAAAGCAAAATGTGCGGGGTGCATCCCCTTTTTAACAAATGCCATTTTAATATTTTCAAATTCAATAAAAGCCCATGTCTCATCAGCATATAACAACTCAGCATTAAAATTGAATTCATACCACTTAGCGGCCAATTTAGGCTCATCAACCACCAAGGCAATGTGGTCAATCTTCGTCATCTTCCAGATCCATTAGCTTGTTTTCCAGTTTTTGAATCTCCGACGTGATAAAGCCGAGCATACGCAGATTGCCATTACGCTGATAATGCATCGCTTCAGTTTGTAAGCTTTGAATCTTTTTTCTAAGCTTGTTGACTTTCATTTTTCTCAAAAATTGCTTAATCATGCCACCGACCTCTTATTCAATATATCACGATACTGTAGGAGTGCAAGCTCTTTATGCTTCGCCTCAATCATAATATCGAACTCATTGCCGTAATCATTGAGAGTATTGTAAACAAGATCAGAATGTGCTTGAGGCTTGATTTTAGGATTACCATGCTCAATAGAGCGTGATTCGGCGTAGTGCACAACAGGCTTGACATCACCCCATGTTGACAAAGCCAACTCAAGTGCTTCCTGTTCGGTCTGACCACCGGGGTGTAGCATGTGATGATGGTAGTCAAACACAATCGGAATACCAATGCGCTTGTATACACCCTCGTACAACTCCAGTGTTGAATACAACGAAGTTTTATCGTCGTTCTCAACAGTCAGCCGGGTACGCACATTTTCAGGAAGCCGCTCAAAGTTGCGACAAAAGTTATCTAGAGCAAAAGGCTTGTCACCGTAGGCGGCACCAACGTGAATGTTTAACTTAGCGTATGGTGTGCGTGGCAAACCAATGAGATCAAACAGATCACCGTGAACCGACAAGTCAGTCTTAGTTAGCTGGAACACTCGCTCCTTTGGGGAAGCTAGTTTGTTAAACGGCCCAGGATGCGATGTGAGGCGCATTCCGTGCTCACGGGCAAAGTTACCCGCCTTAAGGGCCGCGGCGTGAATAGAGCCGAAATTAGGCATGTCTGTGAGTGCATATTCAGACGCCCATGGAATAATATCGGATGAAAGCCGATAAAAGTAAATATCATGCTCAAGATTCCACTCAAGAATAGTGTGCAAATCACGTAGATTTT